TAGTGAAGGAAGAAAAGATATTAATGATGGCTATGGAGACTAATGACCAAAAGGTTATTATGCAAGCTACCATAGATGTTATTAAATCTTGTGTAGATGATATCGATGATGTTGAAAGTTTAGCAATGTTTGACATTGAAACTTTATTTTTAGCATTACGAGCTAAATCAGTTGGTGAAAAGATTGATTTAAAAATGAAATGTAATGATGAAAAATGTGATGTACGTAGTGATGTACAAATTGATTTTGAAGAAATTCAAAAACCGATAGTTGATAATGAAGAAACTAAAATAATGCTAACAGATGATGTTGGTGTTATAATGAAATATCCATCAGTAAAACAAGTAAATAGTTTCACTGAAGTTGGAGATGAAGGAGTTGATTCAGCAATGAGTATGATTATTGCTTGTATTGACTCTGTATTTGATGCTGATGATGTATATGATTCAAGTAATGAATCTAAAAAATCATTAACAAATTTTATTGAATCATTAAGTTCAGTACAATTTATGAAATTGACAGACTTTTTTAATTCAATGCCAGCAGTATCATGTATAATTGATTATAAGTGTGCTTGTGGAAAAGATAATACACAAGAATTAAAGGGCTTACAAAGTTTTTTTACATAGGCCTTTCGCACGATAGTCTTGTTAACCATTATAAGACTAATTTTGCAATGATGCAACATCATGGATATAGTTTAACAGAACTAAATGATATGGTACCGTGGGAAAGGGAGATATACATAGCTCTTTTGCAGGAACATATAGCAGAAGAAAACGAACGCATAAAAGCGGAAAATAGGAGAATGGGATAATGGCTGAAAACCAAGACAACAGCAGAAACGAAGTCGAAATTGACTTAGATAAGTATATGGCTATGATTGAAAAGCTTGACCAACAAGAAGATACAATCAAAGAAATGAAAGAGGAAGCTAGGCAAGCTGCAGAAAGATTAGGACCTCGTAAAAGAAAATTCATGGATTTATTCTTAGACGATAACGACTTAAACGAAAAAGCAATCATAGGATTTATATCTTTCTTTTTAATGATGTGTTTCGGTATAACCGATTTAGTCACAGCATTAGTATGGGATTTAGATTTAAAAGTTTCTGAAACAATATACACTTCATTTGTGGTAGTAACACTAGGGTCGTTTGGTATTAGTGAAGCTGGTAAAGCATTCGGTAAATAAGGATTAAAATATGGCATTAGAATCACAAGGCACCTTTAACCCATTTGATGATTTAGTCGATAGTCTAAAGCAAATGAATAGTGACCAAAATGCTATAGCAAAAGAAGCTGCAGTATATTCAAAAGAATTACAAGACCATTTAGAAAAAGATTCTATGAATATGAGTCAATCACAAATTGACGCAATGCAAGATTTAATAATGACTTTAAAAGAAGGTCGATTAGATGATTTAGAAAATGATAAAGAACAGCTTTTACGCGACCGTATGGAAGCAAGAAGAGATGATGAAAGAAATGATAGCTTATTAGATATATTTAAACAGTTAAAAATGCAGTTTAAACTATTACAGTTTCAATTTAAAGATAAAAAAGGCTTTTCTATTATGGGATTGCTTTTTAGAACAGCATTACTAAGTTTCTTTATTGGAGTCTTTAAAGGTTTTATGGCGCCGTATGTTAATATAGGTAAAGGTATTATCAAAGGAGCCACAAATATGTCTAAAACACTTGGTCTTCCTGTCCTCTTTAATAACATAAAAAACATATTTAGTAGTTTTGGAGATAGAGTTGCAAAAACATTTAAATTTTCAGCTGAAGGTAAAGGTGGCGGTGTTTTTGCAAAAGCTGCAAGAAGTATTTTAAATCTTGGAAAAGATGCTGTTAAAATAGTAACACTAACAGTGAGAAACTTAGGCAACTTTTTAAAAGGTCTAAGTGGATTTTTCTTTGGAAGAAAATCATTATTCATGGGATTTGCTAAAATGGAATCTCAAATTAAAGCATCTGGTCTATTTGGGCAAGCTATTAATAAGTTAGTAACATTGGTGTTAAAGCCGTTTAGAATGTTAGCTAATCTGCCAGTATCAGTTGCTAATGTCTTTGCTTCAGGTATAGATAAAGCAGCAAACTCAGTAAAAGGTGCTGGTAAACAATTTGCTAATATTGGTACTCGAGTATTGAGCTTTTTTAAAAATCTACCTATACTTAATTCTATTTTTGGTGCATTAGATAAATTTAAAGAGGTATTTAGAAGATTTGGTATGGTGTTTGGACAAATATTAAGACCAGTTCTTGGTATTATAGGGTTTATTACAGGATTTATAAAAGGATTAAAATCACAAGAAGATGGTTTAAATAAAATCATTGCTGGTGTATTAGGTGGTATAAAAGGAGCCTTTAGAATGTTAGTTGGTTCTTTGCTTGACTTTTTCGTAATTACTATACCAGCATTTATTTTAGGTCTATTTGGTTTTAAAGGAGCAAAGGATAAACTAAAATCATTTTCTTTTGCAGATTTCTTTGATAAAATATTTGATACAATTACAGATGGACTTATATCTTTTTTAAACTTAATAAGAGAATCACTAGCTGATATTGGTGTTGGTGGTATTATAAAAAATATAGGATTAAGCTTAATGGCTATATTTGCAAAAATATCAGCATTTCCAAAAGCAGTTGCAGCCGGCGCTTTTGCAGCAATTAAAGCAGCAATGCCTGGTGGAGAAGGCCCAGGTGAAGCTTTTTCTCGTAAATTTAATGAAGTTATGTCTAAAGGTAAAGCCGCGGCTGATGCCTTTGAAGCAATGAAAGAAAAAAGAGATGGTAGAGATTCAGATGGTAATATAATTAAAGGTTTATCTGATGAAGGCAAAATGCTAGCAATGGAAGCAAAAAGAGAAAAATATCCAGCTGGTCCACCTACTCAACAGCTCTCATATCAAAATATTACTGGCGGTGCTACAGTAATAGTTAATGGTGACGCTCCATCAGAAGCGGGTATGAAATTTAGAACCTTTAATCAATATTCAGACTAAAAAAAAGGGGACCATTCAGTCCCCTCCGAAAATTAAATTTAATTAACTTTCTTTAGCTAGTTTAGCAAAATAGCTGAGCGTATCATCTTCATCAGACGAATCAACTGGAGTAGTACCCATTGCTTCAGCTGAAGCAGTACTCATTCCTTGAGTTGGCGCTGCAGTTTCATTCATTACTGGTGCTGCTACTGGAGCGTGTCCTGCATCAATACCGAGTACTTTATTCAACTTAATTGAAAGCTCATCGTAAGTTTTATAATTACTTGGCTCTAAGAAATCTTGTAAAGAATAAAGTTTGTCATAAACTTCGGTTAATCTAGACTCGTCGCCGTCATACAATGATGATGGTGAACTAAATTCTGATTTATCGTAGTTTACCCAACCTTCTACTTTTCTGATTTTGATTTTGAAGTCTGCGCCTTCCCAGAAATCGTAAGGATTTACTGGGTTTTCATCAGCGAACTGAGGTTGCATGACGTCCATAATCTTATCAAAGATTTTCTTACCAAACTTATAAAGAAATACCTTTCCTTCATTTTCTGGATTTGACGGGTCAGAAACAATTAGTACATTACTTACGTAGTGTAGCCTTCTTTTTCTATCCCTAGCAGTTGCTTTATCTTCGTCTCTACCAGAGTTCCAAAGTACAGAGTTATGCTCCGATACTGGATCCTGCTGTCCAATAGATGTTAAGCTGTTTTCAATATACCATAAGCCAGTTGGGCCTTTGAAACCGTGGTCCCAATATCTTACCCAAGGTAAATCTTCGCCTTCCTTTGCCGGCAAAAATCTGATTACGGCGTAACCATTTCCTGCTTTATCTCTGGTTGGCTTCCATAATCTATCATCTTCATAAGATGTAGTTTCTGGTTTTGTGGATACTGCTTCTGCAGCCTTAACGAGTTTGTCGATTGACGAGCCTCGTGAGCTCTTTAGATTTGCAAATGACATTGTATTTCTCCTGTATTGCGTTGTATTAAGTCTTGCGACTTTTCTGTATTATCCACTTTATTCATAATATAAGTTATATTATAACACATTAAGCGTTATTTGTAAACCCCTCTAGTAAAATAAGTTTGCACTTAGTACTATTAAAATTTACGAAGGGACTATACTTTTCGATTTTCCTTTTAATATCAGGCCAAATTAATGTATCTGATATCTTTTTGGACTCCCGAGGTATAAACCCTATTAATGAATTAAGAATAACAACAGTCTCTAAACTAATCTCTTCTTGCATCCACAGTTGAATTACCAGTGGGTGTTGACCATCTTCGGATTTGAATAGGTCATCAAACTCTGGTTGTTCCTCTGTTAGTTTATTTATATCATTTTGAAACACACGCGATAGCGATTCAAGTGTTTTTCTATGATTTTTATAATTGGTTTCGCCCACTTCATTTACCATTTCTCCTACATAGGAAACATCGTTTTTAAAGTTGGCGACATAGTATCCTTTTAAATCCTTTTCATATGTTTTGGCTATTTTGGCAAAGAAATATTTGTCCTTTCTATTTAAGAAAGATTTTGCCGAAACATTAGTTTTAAAATTATATTTTACAGCATCGTAATCAGTTTCAAAGTGTAATTTTAATGCATTATATAATTTTCTAACATCAGAAACTTTTGATTTAGCAATTAATTGTGTAGCTAATTTCCTGTTTGATAAATCTTTTAACTGTTGAGTTTTTATTGCTTGATCTAAACCTGGTTTAACACCACCAAGTATCTCTTGTAGTTTAGTTCCTCCTGCTCCTTTTCCTGCAACTAAATCTGGGCCAGCTGTTAATAAAAATTGAGTGAGAGGATCTGATAAACCACTTCCTCCACCAACAGCATTTATTAAATTCATTTTACGTCTTACATTACCTATCATCGCTTGATCTTCTTCACTAAATGTTCCTGCGCTAAACATTTTTCTAGGCTTAATGCCAGTCATGATACCTTCCATGACCTCACCACCTTTTCTAAACATGGGTCTTTTTAATATTCTACTCATT